TACCTCCACCGAAGGCGATCTGCTCAACCGCTACGGCGTCAGCTACTACGCCCGCACCGTGCTCGGTGGCTTCTCGCTGCTGGGTAACCGTTCGATTACCGGCAAGTTCATCAGCTACGTCGGCCTCGAGGACGCCATCAGCCGCAAGTTGGTGAAGGCTGGCCAAAAGGCCATGGCCAAAAACCTGACCAAATCGTTCATGGATCAGGAGGTCAAGCGCATTGACGATTGGCTGCAAACGCTGGTCGCCGACGAGACGATCCCGGGCGGCAAGGTCTATCTGCATCCTGACTTGAACAGCGTCGAGAAGTACAAAAACGGGACGTGGTTCATCGTCATTGAATACGGTCGCTACGCGCCCAACGAGCACATGGTTTACCAGCTCAACGCCAGCGACGCGATTATCGAACAATTTCTGGAGGACGTTCTCTGATGTTTACCAACCGCGTAAGACAGGCCATCGCGGCCACCCTGCAAGGCCTCCCGCTGTCTGCCACGGTCGAGGAGTTCGATCCGCCAAAGATCGAATTCGACATGGAAGAAATGCGCGGTGGCCGCTTTATCGCCGAGGAAATGGCGAAGGGCGGCAAGGTGCTTACCAGTAAGTTGACGCTGCAAGGTGTTGGCTTGCCGATCATGCTCGCCCTGGGCGTGCGCCTCGGTGACGACATCCTGCTCAACGTCCGCGAGGGTGGTAAGGATCAGGACGGAAACACCTATTTCACTTACCACACCGTGGGCGGCAAGATGAAATCGCTCGAGGAGAAAACCCTCAAGATGGGCGATAAGCCGGTGACCGTGCTCGAGATCGCATGCCGAACCTATAACCGCCTGGAAAACGGCGTGCCGGTGATCGACATCGATGTCCGCACGCAAAAGTTCTTCCTGAACGGCGTGGACATCCTGGGCGACGCCCGCCGTGCCGTGCTGATGCCCTAACCGGTTTCGGCCCCTCCCTTTTGATCGCCGCCTACGGGCGGCTTTTTTGTGCCTGTAAGGAATCTCCCCATGTCTTGGAAGCCACCCGTTCACGTTCTGCTGTGCCCGATCACCGGTGAGGACGATCAGCTCATCGAGCAAATCCAGCTCAAGCCGCTGTTTTACGCGGAGCAGAAAGCCGCGCTCGCAAAGGCCGGCAACGATGAAGATGATCAGTTTTTTGAGTTGGCCAAGTTGGCTACTGGCTTGGCTGGGAAGGTGCTGGACCAGCTCAAGCGCCCGGATTACGTGACCATTGCGCAATATGTGCATGAAATGTCGACCCTCCCGGCCTCGTACTTCCTGGCAAAAGCCGCCGACGACGCGGAGCTCGAGGGCGATTCGCGCGGCGAGTCTGCGGGCGCGGCAGATCCTGAGGATCTCGACGAGGTGCAACTGCTGTTCCCGATCGATGCCGGCGGTGCGCACATTGCCTCGCTGAGTCTGCAAATGCCGGCGCTGATGGCCACCAAGGCAATGAAAAAGCTCAAGACGCCGAAAGAGCGCGCCGAGTTCATCACCGCCCATTGCACCGGCCTGATGATCCCCGACCTTGCACTGTTGAGCGTTCCGGACTGGACCCAACTGCAGGAGCGTATCGACGATTTTTTAAACAAGCCGGCGGCCTTTTTTCGGAACGCGACATCGAAGTAATTCTCGACGTTGTACCGCTCGTTTACTCGGTGACCGAGGCGGAGATTCTGGAGTGGGATGCCGGTAAGGCGTTGAGGCGCTATGACATAGCGCTCAAGCGTCTCGGGGCTAAAAAGGAGTGACGCGGCATGTCTGAGGGCAAATATTCGCTCAAGCTCGCGGCGGTTGATGCTTACTCGAGCACTTTCGGCGACATGGGCAAGAAGGCCGGCAAGTTGCAGGAGGCGCTCAAGGCGCAGCAGGCGGAGCTCAAAAAACTCAATGCCCAGGCCAAGGACATGGCCGGTTTCGCGAAGCTCGATGCTGACGTGAAAAAAACCGAGAAGTCGCTCGCCAGCGCTCGCGCTGAGCAGGCGCGGTTGACCCGTGAGCAGGCCGTGGCCAGTACCCGTGCGGCGGAGCTGGCCACGGCCTACGGCAAGGCGGTGGTGGCCACCAAGGCCCTGGAGTCTGCGACGGAATCCTCGGCGGTCGACATCGCGTTGGCCAGGGCAGAGCAGAAGCGGCTAGGGCAGGAACTGGACGCGGTTACGCGCGCCTCGAAACGGCTCGACACGCAGCAGGACCGGGCGACGATAGGGGTTAAGTCACTGGAACGCGCCCAGCGCCGCGAGCGTGAGGAGCTGATGCGGCTGGGTAAGTCGCTGACGGATGCCGGCGTCGATACCGGCAAGTTGGCTGTGGAGCAGTTGCGCCTCAAACGCTCCACGGATTCGGCCAATGCGGCGCTGACAGCGCAGCGGGCAAAGCTCGATTCGATCAATGCCAAGCAGGGGAAAATCGACGGCAACCGGACGGCCCGTGGCGAGCTGCGCGGACAGATCGGAGAGACGGCCGCCGTGGGCTACCTGGCGAGCAGGCCTATCAAGCATGCCATGGAGCTCGAAACGGCCATGGCCGACGTGGGCAAGGTTATCGACTTCACCGGTGATCAGCGCCAGCAGATGGCCTCGGCCAACCTTAAGCTGGCCAGCGATCGGTTGATCGCCTCGGGCGGTATCACGGGCGTGGATCTGGCGCAGATCCAGTACGCGGCGGGCCAGTCGGGCATTGGTAACGACAAGAAAAAAGCTGACGGGACCGTCGATTCTGCGGCCAAGCAAACCGCCGTGATGGAGTTCACCCGGGACGCGGCGATTATGGCGTCGGCGTTTGACATCAGCGCCAAGGAAGCCGGCGAAACCATGGCGGGCTGGCGGGCCTCGATGGCCCTCAACCGCGATCAGACGCTCGACCTGGCTGACGCAACGAACTTCCTCGGTAACAACTTTAACGCCACTGCCGCCGACATTGCGTCGGTGGTGAAGCGTTACGGCGCCGTGGGTAAGGCGTCAGGCCTTACGCCTGAGCAAACCGCCGCGCTTTCGGCGGCCTTCTTGAACCCTGGCACCGAGAAAGAAATCGCCGGTACCGGGTTTAAGAACTTCACGGCGGCATTGACTAAAGGGGATGCAGCGACCAAGGGTCAGAAAACGGCCTGGAAAGAGCTGGGCTTTGATCCTAAGGATCTGGCTGTCGAGATGCAGGGGAATGCCCCTGCGACGATTATGAAGGTGCTCAAGGAGCTGAGGGATCAGCCGGTCGAGGAACAGGCGGCGATTGCCACGCAGTTGTTCGGGTCCGAGTCCATTGGCGCGATTCAGCCACTGCTGCAAAACCTGGCCGAAGTTGAGAAGGCTTTCGGGCTGATCAAGGACAAGTCGAAATACGCCACGTCCGCTATGGGCGAAAACGCCTCGATGATGCAGGAGGCCGCCGGGGTGGCCAACACCTCGAAAACCGGTCTGAATGCCTTTGTCGCCAGGCTGACTCGCCTCTCGACGGTGGTCGGCAATGCGATGTTGCCGGCGCTTAATGCGGTGCTGATCCCCCTTGGCGCGGTCGTGGACGGTTTCAGTTGGTTTGCCGAAACCTTCCCGGGCATCACCGGCACGATCGCCGTGGCGGCTGGAGGCCTGGCCGCTCTGAAAGTTGGTGCGTTGGGCCTCAAGTTCGCCGGGCTGCTGATCGGGCAGGCGTTCAACAAGGCCGGGCTTGCTCGCGCCAAGCTGGACGGAACCACGGCCCGCACGGCGATGACGGCGGATCTCGCTGTCGGTCGCCTCAATGCGGCAATGGCTCGAATGGGGTCAGCCGGTAGCCTTGGCGACCTCGCTGGGGGTAAGAGCAAGCGTCGTCGCCGGCGCCCGGGAGTTAAATCGCCGGGCCTGGGAGGCGCTGCGGCTGGTGTCGAGGATCTCGCAGGCAAGGCGGGCGCTGCGGCGTCGCTGGGTGGCAGGGTCGCGAAGGTGGCCAAGATCGCCGGCAAGGTGGCTACGCCGCTGCTGGTCGCTACTGCTGCGGTTCAAGGCATTAATGCCTTGCAGGAGGGCGACGCACCGGGCGTTGGCTCGGCGGTTGGTTCGGCTGGCGGTGCCCTGGCCGGCGGCTACGCTGGGGCCGCGATGGGCGCCACGATCGGGACTTTCATTTTCCCGGGTGTGGGCACGGCCATCGGCGGAGCGCTTGGCGGGCTCGCTGGCAGCGTTGCCGGCAGTGAGGCCGGTTCATGGCTCGGGGAGAAACTTGGCGCCCTGGTGGACCGCCTGAGCTCGCCGGACGAGGTGAGTAAGGACATTCCGAGCGTCACCAACGCGGATAATCGGCAAATGCAGTTCGCGCCGGTCTTTCATATCAACGGAGCGGATCAGGCCACCACTACGGCGCTGGCTGATAACGTTATGTCGCGTCTTCGTGGGGAGTTTGTGCCCTTGATGATGGCGCCTGACCAGCTCGCCCAGCGTCGCGGCGCTGCTTTGACAGATGGAGGTGGTTAATGCGGCAGCAAATGGCGTTGGGTGGGTTCATCTTCGGTTTGTCGCGGAATTTTGCGTATGAGCGCCTCGAGCGCTCGTCGGATGGTGGCTGGGTGAGCCTGGACATCATCGCGAGCAAGCCTAAGTCGCACCAAACGGGCCAGGGCCTGGAGACGCTGCGGATCAGTGGCAAGGCGATGTATGCCCCGGCTACCGATCGGCTCAATGAGTTGCGTGAGCTGCAAGCGCGCCGCGTGCCTTTCCCGCTGGTCGACGGTGTTGGCCGCAACTGGGGCCGCTGGCGTATCGACAAGGTGACCGAGCAGCAGAGCTTTATCATCGACGACGGGACGCCGATGGTCACCGAGTGGACGGTCGAATTACAGGAGTTCGTCAATGCGTAGGGCTCGAAGCGTCGCCGGCGACACGGCAAACCTGTTGCTGTACCGCGAGCAGGGGCGATCTGACGACGCGGCGGAGGAGGCGCTCTGGCGCTTGAATCCGACGCTCGCTGAGTTCGGCCCGGCCCTGCCTGCGGGTGTGTGGGTGATATTGCCCGAGCTGGAGCCGCGATCGAGTGTCGCCGCGCCGGTGTCGGCCTGGGATTGAGGGGGATTTATGTCACTTGGATTTACGCCGGCAGTGGAGATCTACGGGGCCAATGCCGCCTTGCTCAATGAGCGCCTGATCGATTGGGAGCACACCGACGCGGCGGGTATTGAGTCGGATACGCTCAAGTTGACGGTGGACATCGAGGGCCTCGAGGGGCTCCCGAGCGTTGACGGTAAGATCGGGCTGCGCGTGGGCTACTTGGAGTCCGGGCTCGTCGACAAGGGCGAATTCGTCATCACCCGGCGCACGCCTAACCTGTTCCCCATGCGGTTGTTGATCGTGGCCACGGCGGCGCCGTTCAAGGTCAAGGACGAGACGGGATTTAAGGCTCGCCGATCGGCCAGTTATGGGCCTACCACGCTGGGCGCCTTGTTCCGCGAGATCGCGTCAAGGCACGGGTTCTCGCCGCGCGTGGCGCCTGAGCTGGCCCTGATCAAGATCGCGCACATCGATCAGTCGAATGAAACTGACATGGGGTTTCTGACGCGGATCGTGCGGGATCACGACGCGGTGACCAAGCAGGTCAACGATCTGTGGGTGTTGGCCAGGCGCGGGCAAACCAAGTCGCTGTCGGGGCAGATCCTCGCGGACGTGCCTCTCTCGGTGACGAATGACAACCGCCCCGGCGATCGCGCTTTCATCATGGCCAGCATTGACGACGACAGTCGCGTGAAGTTTCGCGGCTGCAAAACCACCTGGTGGGACGGCGCTGCGGGCAAAGAGTGCATCGTCGAGACGGGTTCGGAGCCGTTCAAGAAGGTGCGCCAGCGCTATCAGGGTGAGGCTGAGGCAATCGCCGCCGGCGAAGGTGAGTCGCGGCGCATGGAGCGCGAGGCGGTCAAGTTGCGCGTTGACTGCCCCGGGAATCCGGCCTTGGCCGCCGAGGGGTTGATCGTGCTCGATGGGACCTGGCCAAGCTTCATGCAAGGGCGCTGGTCAGTCGACAAGGTGACCGCCAGCGGTAGTAAGCAGCAGAGTTACCGCTGTACGGTCGAGGCGAGTTATCCAGACGGTAAGAAGTGAAAGAGCCCCCACTGCCTCGCGGCGGTGGGGGCTTTTTTTGTGCCTGCGATTTAGAGGCGTGCGGCGATCGCTGCGGGCACTTGCACGCTCGCCTTGGCGTCGGCGTAGAGAGCGGCGCCGCCACGGTTGGGCAGGGTGGCCAGGCGCACGGCGCGGATCTGCGCCTCGCTGTTGGCCGCCAGCCATGCGTTGCCTTGCTTGAGCCAGATGCTCCCGCCGGCGCCGTACTTGCACGTCGCCCACTGCACGCCATCGAGCTTTTTCAGAGAGCAGGACGCCTCGACGCCGGAATTGCGGTGCGCCTCCTCGAGCTGCCAGGCCGGGTACTTGATGTAGGTCGTCAGGGCGGCCACTGCCACTATGGCCAGAATGATCTTGTTCGTTCGCGTCACTGCGCGTTCCTCCTCGGTGAAGGTTTGCACGGTAACAAAAAAGCCCGCCGGGTGGCGGGCTTGTGGGGCGGGTTACATTACTCGGCCAGGATCTTGCCGGCAGGGCTTAAGCGGAATTCGCCAGGCTTGAGGCTAGAGTCCTCGACGATTTTGAGGCCGCAAAAATGGTCGGCTGGATCGGCGAGCCACTCGCTGAGCCAGGTATGCAGCAGCACTGCATGGCTCCGCTGTAGCTCTGCGGTCAGGGCGATGGTGTCGTGGCCTTCTTGGACCTCGATGCGCACAACTCTCTCCGGATAAATGGCCGAGGGGGCGATCGTTATGCTGTAGCCCGGGCCTGGGAGCGTGATGTCGAGTTTCGGTTTGCTTCGGCTCATGGTGCGAGCTCCTTGTTATTGGATATCAGGGCGATCACATCCGAAAGCCGCACTAGCGGCTCTATGCGGTAGAGCCCTGGCTCTGACGGCAGCTGGTCGACGTCACCGTCAACCCATGGATTTTTGCGATAGCCATGTATGGCCTTCATGGCTTCGGATGGGAAGCACTGGCGACCGACAACCTCAAGCGCTTCCGGCCCGCCTTGGGGCTTGGCGACTGTCGCACCGGGCGGGAAAGGCCAGTCCTCAATATCCAACTCAACATTGCAGTGAGGGCAATTGCCGTCCGCGTCGGCCCGCTCGCGCATGGTGACGGGCTCTTTGCAGGACCAGCAGGCGAATACGTTCTTGGCAGGCGCATCCGGCATTGCCAGCTCTAGCTGCTCTAGCCGCTCTAGCAGCTCAGGCGGCACCAGCACGCCGTCAATCGTTTGGTTAGTGGTCATTTTCCGGCAGTTCCTTGTGTTATTTCCTTGAGCTCTACTTCGTCAAAGGAGGGGCTCTGCGCTTCGGCGGACAGAATCCTAATGCCGAGCACGCCATAGGGTGTGCCGTCTTCTCCGCCGTAGCCCTCGAAGTCGCGAATTTTCTTTGACCACTCGCCGGCAGCCCAGCCACCGGAAAATGATACGCCGAGATCGCCGAGCATGTGGTAGATGGCGTTTACGCCAAAGGACCGGATAGCAGCGCGAACCACGTTGCCGTCTTCCTCGTCGATCTGCTCGTCGGCGCCGGTCCAGAAGCGGAGGTGCATTTCTGCGAGCTCTGGCGTTAGCTTGTCGTGGTCGACCTCGAGCGTAACTTCAAATCGGTCGCCAAACGCCTCGCTTACTTTGTACGTCTTGATGGTGCTCATTGGTCATTGTCCTTTGAATGGGCGGGATACGGCGGCGGTCATTAGGGCCTTTCCTTCGCGGATCTCGATAGACCCAAGCGCGTGGCGCCCTTCCCCGGTGATCCCGGCTTGCATTGGCATGGTGAGCATCACAATTCGGCCTATCAGGGCGCAGAGAGCGTCCTGATCCATTTCCGCGCAAAGGTCGTCGGTGAATTCCATCACCTCGTCCCATATGTCGTCGCCTTTTTCTTCTCGGGCGGCGAACTTCTCAGGGTAGGCGGCGACCATCAGCTCGAAAAGCTCAAGTTCTTCGAGTGGGCGTGCATTGGTTACCATTTGTTGGTTATTCATTTGTTTTCAGTCCTTTGCGATGGTTGGTCGTGTTGTTGCCACTCGTTGCGCAGGTTGCGCGCCATGCGGGCGATGAAAAGTAATGCGCGAAAAGCCCAAAGCGCGGCGGCGAACAGCAGTGCGCAGGCGATCTCGAGGCCGCTTGATGATTCTCGGCTCATTGTGCAGATCCTCCCGGCAGGGTGGGGGCGCCGTCAATTTCCCGTTGCAGCCAGTCCAGCAGCTCGCCGCGAAGGTGCGCGTTCTTGCTGGTAGGCATTCGCCCTGGGATTGCGTGGACATACTCGGAAAGGTTGCGGAACTGCGCGCGGCAGATCCCGAGGCGGTGGGTGAGCAGGTTGTGCTCGATCTCGGCGTCGCCGATCGCATCGAACAGCGGCTGCATGATCTGATTGGCCAGGGTGACCACTTCGACGATGTGCGGATCTACCGTGGCGACGTTGCCGAGGTAGTGGTCGATCATTCGCGTGCCTGCGTAGTTGAGCTGTAGGCGCAGGGCGAGGGCCTGGGCGGCGTGCTCGAGGGCGTGTGCTTGGTTGATAGCCATTATTTGGCCCTCCTGAGGAGCGCCATCAAGGCCTCGGCCACGCATGGCGCCGCCAGCTCGCCGGCGAATTCGCCGAGCTGGGCGCGGTGCACCGGGTTAGACAGTTCGTTTATCGGTAAGGCGAGCAGCGTGATATAGTCCTTCTTGGACATGATTGCACCTCTCAACAGGGTTTTGGTTATGTCTGCGCTCGGTCACGGTTGCCGCCGTGGCCGGGCACTTCTTTTACTGCGGCAGGTTCTTGATGCGCCTGCGCAGCTCCTCGACATCGGTAGCCTTGAAACGCCCCTCTCCGCTTTCGTACTTCTCGAAAAGGTCGTCGAAGGCCTCGACGATGAAGTCTTTCAGCGCAACGCTTTCCGCGCTCATGTTCTTGAGCTCTTGCAGGCCCCGGGCGTAGCGAGGGTGGCCGTTGAAATACACTCGCTCAGTTTTGGAGCTGCCAAGGGCCTGGATCGCTCGTAGGTCGCCAGCGCGCGGCGGCGTTGCCGGCGCGGGGGCAAAAAGCGCGTTCTTGTCGACTCTCTTCGTCATTTCAATAGCTCCAATACTTCGCTGGTGATCGCCTCGAACTCGGTGCGGGCCTTGTCGGTGACTGGTAGGTCCATAACGCTCAATCCCTGCGCAACGCCCTGGGCGTAGGCTTGCCGTTTAACGGTTTGAGCGGAGAAAACATAGAAACCTGTGGCGTCTAGCTGCTCCCTGATGCCTCGCTCGAGCAGAGTGTTTGGGATTGCCTGGCTGACGAGTAGGGCGCCCCTTGGTTGGCCCCCGCTGAGCTCTTGGCGCTCCCTGATTACGTTGAGCGTTGCTTCGCACGCCCATAGGTCGTATGGGCTAGGCTGCACGGGAACGATAACGAGGTCGGCCACCTTAACGGCGGCGGCGGTGAGTACGTCGGTCTGTGGCAGGCCGTCGATTATCACGATGTCGTAATGGCTCGCTACGCCTGGCAGGTCACGTGCAAGGTTCTTGCCCATGGATACGACAGGGATAGCGCCGATGTCGGTCTCGCCATCCTCTGCCGGCGCCCTACGGCCCGCCCACTTTGACGACGAGCTCTGTGGGTCGTGGTCGAGTAGTAAAACCTTAAGGCCGTGTTTTACGGCTAGGCAGCTTGCAAGGTTGGTGGCGGTGGTTGTTTTGCCGGCGCCTCCCTTTTCATTCTGTACCGCGACAATTTTTGCCATTGCGTGGTGCTCCTGGGTTTATCGGGTGGTGTCGCCATAATAGACGCAAAAACGCATAGACGCAAATGCGTAAAAACGTATAAACGCAAATATCTTAGGCGCTGACAGGATAGACAGTGCCGCCCGTGAGGGCGGTGTCCTTTCTCGCTTTGCCTTTAGCCCCGTTATTGCTGGGCCTTTCTGCTCGATTCGAAGTGCTGATCCTTTCGTGTATAGGCTCTCCTTTCTGGCATTGCTATCTCATTGGCCTTTTCTGGCTGTTCCCTATAGG